AAATCGCGGTGGGGCCGTACTCCGCCGCGAAAAAGTTCGAGTTCTTCGGACGCAACTATGTCGAAGCAGGACCGCCGGGGAACGAAGACCGTTCGAAGCCGGGGTTCAACAATGTGACGCCCGCAGCGGCGAAGCAGAAGATGACGCAACTGCGCGCCGACCCGAATTTCATGGCGCGTTACGGCCACAAAGACCCGAAAATCCGGCTCGACGCCATGAACGAAATGGATGGGCTTGCGGAAATCGCCACACGTGGTAACATGTAGGCGTTGAGCGCTTTTGGTTCCTTTGGCGTTTGACACACATCCTCCCAGGACAGACTGGCCGCCCCTAACCGGGCGGCCTTTTTCGTGGACTTGACACAAACCGCGTGCGGGGTTACACAGTGAACACTTGTCGGGGTGTTGAGCCGCAGAGCGCATAAGCCTAAGACCTGACAACCCGACATATGCGTCGGCCCGGCGTATCGCTGGATAACCGCGAACCTTTCACATCAGTTTCATCTTTTTCGCGGGGTTCATCATGACCATCAATGTCACGCAGCATCACGTGCTGCAATTCAACAACAACGTGGAGCACCTGCTTCAGCAGACCGCCATGAAGCTGCCTGGCCTCGTGGCGAACGGCAGCTACACGGGCAAGGCCGGTTCGGTTGTCGATCAGGTCGGCACCGTTGGCGTAATCCGTAACCGGGCGCGTATGTCGGACACGCCGCACTTGTCGATCCCCGGCGACCGTCGGTGGGTGTACCCAAACACGCTGACTTCTTCGACCATGCTCGACAAGATCGACATCATCCGTATGCTGATCGACTTGAAGTCGCCCTACGCCACCGCAGTTTCGAACGCGCTTGGCCGCGCGGCTGACGATGAAATTGGCGCAGCCTACTTCGCTGCGGCTGCGACGGGCGAGCAGGGTGCAACTTCCATCGCCTATCCGGCGGGTCAAATTGTCGGCGTCAACGTCGGCGGCGCGAACTCCGGCATGAACGTGCCGAAGCTGCGTTCCGCCAAGCGCCTGCTCATGGGCGCGGGCGTGGACCTCACTGTCGAGAAAGCCTACATCGCCATCACGTCCGTCGAGCACGACAACCTGCTCGGCGAACTTCAGGTGACGAGCATGGACTACAACGACAAGCCAACACTCGTGGATGGCCGTGTCACGTCGTTCATGGGCTTCAACTTCGTGCACGTGGAGTGGCAGTCAACGCAGACCGACGGTGTCACGCCGAACTATCCGCTATCGCTGGCGACGATCATCCCCGGCGGCATTGCTTCGACTACCCGCAATATCCCGGTGTGGGTCGAAAGCGGTATGCACTTCGGGCGGTGGGACAGCCTTGATAGCCGCGTGGACCAGCGCGCTGACAAGAACTACAACTGGCAGATTTGGGCTGAAATGAACTGCGGCGCGACACGTACGCAGGAGAAGAAGATCGTACAGATCGTCTGCAATAGCGCCTAAGTCTGACACTGAACTGACCGGGGCTTCGGCCCCGGTTCCCTGACCCAACTTGGAGCTAAAAACATGGCCAACTTCTTCACTAAGGAAATCAAGTCGCTCGGTGACACCCCTCCGCGCCAGCCCGGCGACGAAGCGTATTACGGTCGCCCGCGCATCTTTCGCGCCACGATCCCCCTTGACACTCCGCCTTCCAGTTCATCGGTGAACGGCACGGTCGTCGCCATCGCTGACACTGTCACCTTGGCGAAAATACCGCCCGGTATGCGCTGGCGTAAGGGCGTCATCACTTCATCGGTATCACTCGGTACGTCGACCATCGCTATCGGCATCGCCGGAACACCGGCCAAGTACCGCGCGGCGGCGGTGTTCACCGCTGTCGATACGCCCACGATCTTCGGTGAGGCTCTCGACATGGCGGCGGATGCTTCCACCGGCGAGGAAACGATTATCATGACCGTCGCCGTCGCCAACCTGCCTACCACGGCGGGTGCGCGTCTGGTTATTGACTTGGAGTTCGTCGGGCCTTAAACCCGTCTGACGACCCGAGTAGTGTTCGGAAGCCGGGGCGTGTCCCCGGCTTTCTCTTTTGGAGTGAACCATGGCGCTATCTCGCACTGAAGTAATCAACAAGGCGCTTGGACTGCTCGGAGCCAACAGCATCGCTGACCCCGACGAGAACAGTGAAGGCGCGCGGCGGGCGAAGGGCGTCTATGAAACGGTAATTCGTGCTGCGCTTGAGGAGCACGCCTGGTACTTCGCCAAGGCGGGGGCATCGTTGCCCGCACTGGCCGCTGCGCCAGCGTTCAAGTACGCCTACGCTTACAACCTGCCGTCCGATTTCATTCGGCTCGTGGAGGTCGAGGGGCAGTGGGTGTTTACGCCGCCGCCCGTAAGCGTCGGACTTCCCGCGCCGTTTGAATTATTTCAGCGGCAGATACGAACTGATCTGGAAGCTCCACTCAACATCTTCTACCTGAAAGACGTTGTCAGTGACCCGACGATCTGGACGCCCCTGTTTGTGGAAGTGGCCGCCGCAGACCTGGCTGTATCGCTGGCCATGCCGCTGACCAAGGAGCTATCGAAGCAGGATGCAGCGCTGAAGTACCGTGAGCTGTGTCTTCGCCGTGCCAAGCACGCGAATGCCATCCAACGCCCACCTGACTATATCTCCGACGGTTCGTGGGTGACGGCCCGCTTGGGGGCTTAGGTGGGGGATCGCACCCGCACAATCCTGACAGCGTTCAACGCGGGCGAACTTTCGCCGCTGCTTGACGGGCGCGTGGACCAGGACAAGTATTTTACCGGCTGCAAGAAGCTGCTGAACTTCATTCCTTCGGTGCAGGGACCGGCACGCCGCCGTGGAGGTACGCGATATGCTGGCTTGGTGAAGGACAGCACGAAGCGTACATGGTTCGCCGACTTCGTGTTTAACGTCAGTCAGGCATACGTGCTTGAGTTCGGGCCGAGCTACATCCGCTTCTGGACCAACCGGGGCCAGCTTCTCAATGTCGGCGTACCTTACGAAATCGCCACGCCTTACACCGAGAGCGACCTGATCACGACGGAAGGCACGTTCGCGCTGCGTACGCTTCAGTCTGGCGACGTGATGTGGATCGCCCACGCGGAGGGAAAGCACCCACCGTACAGGCTGTCCCGGCTTGGTGCCACGAACTGGACACTGGTGCAGGACGATCTGCTTGGCGGACCGTTCAGAGAATTGAACACCAACGCGGCAGTGACAGCCTACGCTAGCGCGGTGACGGGATCGGTCACGGTGACAGCGTCGTCAGCGATCTTTCTCGCGGGGCACGTAGGTTCACTATTCCGTCTTGAGAGCATGAACCCGAGCCTGGTGAAGCCCTACCAGGCGTCGATCACTATTGTGATTGGGGAGCAGTACAGGAACGGCGGCAACGTCTACGAGGCGCTGAACGGGTACACCTACAGCGCCACCGACAAAGAGCAGCGCTACGTCCCGGTGCACACAGAAGGCGACGCCGACGACGGCAAAGTGAAGTGGCGATATCTGCACTCCGGGTACGGGTGGGGCAAGATTACTGCTATCGGTGGCGGTGGCACGACCTGTACGATGACGGTGTTGTCGCGCTTGCCGGACGAAGTTATCAGCGCACCGAACACAACGAAACGGTGGGCGTTCAGTGACTACTCCACGGTCTACGGCTGGCCGGTTTATGTGGCGTTCTTCAAAGAGCGGCTGTGCTACGTGCGCAGCAAGGTCGTGGATATGTCGGTCGTCGGGGACTTCAACAACTTCGACCGGCGTGACGCGGGCGAAGTCACGAAGGAAACGGCTATCCGGCTGACCGTGTCGTCGGACAAGCTCGACAATATCCGCTGGATGATGCAATCACGCTCGCTGCTGCTCGGGTCCGCCAGCGCGGAGTTGTCGCTACAGGAGCAGACTTCGCAGTCAAGCTTCGCTGCGGACAACGCACAAAACGTGCCGCAGACAGAGTATGGTGCGATGCTGCTGCGCCCGCTTCGGGTAGGCGAGGACATTCTGTTTGCTGAGCGCGCGGGCCACCGTATTCGTGCCATGAAGTTCAGCTTTGAAATAGACCGCTACAAAGCCGATGACCTCACTGTGTTGTCGGAGCACCTGTTTGACGGCTCTGAAGAAGAAGGCCAACCGGAACAGGATCAGCGCGAAATCATTGACTGGGCGTACCAGAAACAGCGGGACAGCATCGTGTGGTGCGCGTTGTCCGACGGCTCGCTGGCTGCGCTCGTTATCAACCGGGAGCGCGGTGTGCTGGCGTGGTCGTCGCACGTCCTTGGCGGAGACGGCTTTGTTGAAGCTGTGCAGGCCATCCCGTCCCCGGATCGGCGTACAGATGACGTGTGGTTCATCGTCAGGCGCACCGTAGGCGGTGTAACGCAGCGGGCGGTGGAGTTCATGCTTGACTACCGGCTGGTGAAGAAGGGTGCTGCGGAAGCTGTGCATGTTGACTGTAGCTCCACTTTCCGGGGCGCCGGGCCTAACCCGACACTCACGGTCTTGACCGGGCTGTCGCGGCTGGAAGGAAAAGAGGTCAGCATATGCACTGACGGGGCCAATCATCCGCGTAAGGTGGTGGCGTCGGCACAGGTCACGCTTGACACACCGAGTTCTGTTATACACGTCGGCTATGGCTACCCGAGCCGCCTCAAGACAATGCGGATGGAAGTGCAGGGCAGTGGCGGCACGTCTCAGACGGCGCGCAAGGGCATCGCGTCAGTGGCTCTGCGGATCCAGTCAACTATCGGCGGGCGGGTAGGGGGCACATTCGACAAGATGGACGACATAAAAACGCTTGACCCGGCTGCGCCCGTGGGCACTCCGCCGAAGCTGTTTTCCGGCGACTACCGCATAGATTTTCCCGAGGGCCTCAACCCGGAAGGCTATATCTGCTACGAGCAGCCGGACCCACTGCCCGCAACTATCGTGGCGCTGGTGTCGCGGGTGACAATCGGTGATTAAGTTCAACAACACTGTGCGCCCTCACATGGCTCTGGCGCTGACACCGCAGCCGGAGCAGAAAAAGCTGCACGACCTGACACCGGAAGCCCTGTACGTGTTGGCAAAGAGCGGCCCTTCGTGGTGGGCGTCACTGGACGACAAGGTCGTGGCGCTATACGGCCATGTGCCACTGTGGGCGGGCCGCACAATGCTGTGGAGTTATCTCGGGGCGGACGCGGGCGGGTCCATGGTCGCGCTCACAAAAGAGGTCCGCCGGGTGGTTGCTGCCAACGCTGTTGAGTTTCCCCGCGCGGAAGCATATGTTGAACGCCACCACGAAGCAGGGCATAGGTGGATGAAGCTGCTAGGCTTTACACGGGAAAGCGGGATCATGAAGAAGTTCGCACACGGACACGACTACGTCCTCTACGCAAAGGTGTCGTGATGGCTTTTCTGGCACCACTAGGCGCGTTGTTCGGGGGCGCGGGTGCGCTTGGCGGCGGAGCGGCAGCCGCCGGGGCAGCGAGCACCGGCTTCTCGCTTGGCTCGGTATTTTCCGTGGGGTCTGCTCTGCTCGGGGCTGTCGGGTCCGTGGCTTCCGGCATGGCGCAGGCCAAGGCTTCGAAGTTCAACGCCAAGGTTCAGGAAAGCCAGGCGAAGGTAGAGCTTGACCAGGCGGCGGCGAAGGCAACCGAAGCTTCGCGCCGCACGCGCCAGCGCATCGCAGCCACACGCGCCGGTGCGCTTGAGAATGGTTTTGAAGATGATGGCAGCGTCGGTGACTTGATCGACACAGTCGGCCAGCAGGGCGTGCTTGAAAGCCTGACTGCGCTGTACGACGGGACACAGCGGGCACGGGGGCTTCGCATGTCGGCGGAGCTTGACCGAATGAACGCGAAGTCGGCCATGGCGTCCGGTGTCATCGGCGGCTTCAACTCAATACTCTCCGGCTTCTCTGACGCTTACACGGGGTAGACCATGGCTCGCTTGCCTGTTGACATAATGACGGCGGGGGACAGGTCGAACCTGCCTACCGGCCAGATGCAGGTCAACCGTGCAAGCGCAGCGGACTTCGGCGGCGGCATCGGGCAAGCGCTCTCTGGCCTTGGGGACACGCTCGGACGCTTTGGCGCGAAGATCGCGGCGAACGCGAAGCGCGTGCAGGACTTCGGCTACGAGAAACAGTACATCGACCTGCAAGAGCAGGACAATGTTGCCTACGAACAAAAGCAACGGGCGCTTGACGGCAACGCCGACAACCACTGGCAGACTTCACGCAAGGAAACTGAAGACAGGTTCAACGAGTGGCTTGGAAACCTGCCGGAAGCTGCGCGGGCGGAGTACGCGCCCCGTGTTGCAGCGTTCCGTTCGCAGCGTACCGGGCAGGCATTCAAGGACCAGTATGTCCAGCAGGACGCCAACACGCGGGTTATGCTGAGCGAAGAACAGCGCAAGGCACAGCTT